GCTTTGAAACATTAACTTCAAAAGGGTTTGTTTCGCCTGACCGCTTCCGGTGTGCAAGACCGGGGGCGGTCATTTTTTTTTGCATTTGTTCCATATCCGTTCCGCTTAAAATCCTTGCGGGGTGTGGCTTTGAGAGAATGGAACACTTGGAACGGATATTATATTACTTCAAAGAGTAGATAAAAAATATATAAAAGAAAAAGAGTATATAGAGAACCGGCGCTTTATCTGTTCCACCTGTTCCAAAGCCTTGATTTTCCTGTGTTTTCAGGGATTGGACGGCGGAACGGATGTGGACAGATCGAGTTTGGCAAGTTCACCTTTGACCTGTTCCAGAACTTCAGGATATTCAGAATCAGGGTTCATGGAATATTGATCTTCGTATTCTTTCAGGGTGTTCAGATACCGGTTCCAATGGGTGGCTTTGGCCTTTGCGGTTTTCAGTTCATCAATCTTGGCTTTCTGATCGGAATAGGAATCCAACAAAACCCGTTCTTTCTGACTATCAGCCGCCTTGAAGAAAGAAGCCGGAAGATCAGATGTGTAAGGGATAATCCCGGCCTTGGCCGCTTGATCCACCGTCAGGGCTATTTGCATACCATATTCATAGCGGGAAAAGAATGTTTCAAGGTTCTTTGTCTTTTCAAAGATGTTCAAGCAATCTTGAACAATCCGCACATGGTTTTTGGCTTCTGCTACGGTGTAGGCCCCCGGCATGGATTTAATAGCCCGTTCGGGGTTCAGATTGGAATGAACCTGAACGGTGTTTTCTGTTTTGGGTGGGGCTTTCTGTTTTGGCTTTCTTTTTCGCAAAAGCAGGAACAGGAAGAACCCCATAATGACATCCATCATGATGAACACGGGGCGGAGTTCTGGCGCTTCCGTAAAAAACATGATTGTGTAGACGATAAACCCGAAACTGAAAAAGAAGATCCCAAAGCCTTTCAAGAACTTCTTCACCGAATCACCTTCTATCTAATATCACTTTGGAAGGCTACGGCTTTTCCAAGAATCCTGATATGGTTCAGTTCTTCACCTGTGTAACGCATGGTTTTATACTTTGGATTTTCAGCGAACAACAACAGTTCGTTTTCTTCAGGATTATATTGAACACGCTTCAAGGTGGCTTCATCACCAATCAGGACAGCGGCAATTTCACCATCATCCACCATTTCCTGTTTTCTGATGAACACAATATCCCCGTCATAGATTCTGGCCCCGATCATGGAATCACCCTTGGCCTTCAAGCAGAAATCAGCATGAATGTTTGCACCAGCTTCCACATACAGTTCCTTTTCTTCATTGGCAAAGATGGGGGTTCCACAAGCAATGTTCCCAAGTAATGGGAACTTTCGCTTCTCAATTCTAAATAGGTTATCCAATTCAACTTCTTCTTTCCAGCCCATTAAATAGGCCGGTGTAGTGTGAAGAACTTTTGCCAAGTCTGCTATTTTATCACGGCGCATATTGGCAATGATACCGTTTTCCCATTTCCGAACGGTGCTTTTACCAACGCCAACGGCGTTGCCCACCTGTTCAAGAGTAAGATTATTTTCTTCACGCAAAGCCTTGATTTTTTGGCCCATAGTCAAATCAGCCACATCAACACCCCTTTCACGGTTAGTAACAACAGTATAACCGCAATGTGTCTTTTTTGCAACCCCTAAAGCGAAAAAACAAAAAAAGTTTCTTTTAATCCACAAATGGGGTTGACAAGCGCCAAGGGGTGTGATACTATGATGGTGTCCTAAAAGACACGACAAAAGCGAATAAGACACCGAAAGGGGTATATGAGATATGAAGTATTTTTACAATCTGCTGGATGGTTTTAAGGAACCGGATCGCTTTTATGATGAACAGACCATTCGCCGCTTTCGTGTTTACCCGGCAACCCCGGAAATTGAAAAGGAAGCCTATGAAAACCCCCATTCCGATCTGTGGCCGGTGCATGACATTCACAATAGCAGTACCGAACCGGTTGATTGTAAAGATATTGATGAAGCGTATCGGTACATTCTGGAATCAGAAAACACTTCCGTTTATGAATATGTTCATGATCTTTAAGCCGAAACGGGCCTGATGGCCCGTCCACCGGAACCGCCCCACCGGTGCTGATGATGGCAGGGCAACAGCGACAATATGAGCGCCCCCGGTTTATGGGTTCGGGTATTGGGTATCAATCCCCATGTAAAAGACATGACCGCCCGGAAATTGCTTGTTGGGGCTTTGGCTGTTCTATTTTTGAAGAAAGGATGTGAGCGAATGAACAAGGCCCGCTTGGAATATGAAATGTCTGTTCGGGGTGTCACCCGTGCCAAGCTGTGTGAAGTCCTTGGGATTTCCCGATCCGCCTTTTACCGAAAGTGTAATGGGGGTTCGGAGTTCACCCAAGGCGAGATTCAGAAGATCGTGGATTTTCTGAACCTTGAAACCCCGGTGGGAATTTTTTTTGATGCGAAAGTGTCCTAAAGGACACCGCAAGGAGTAAGAATCATGAATGAAGTCAGTTTGAAGCCGGTTATTGAAGAACTTGAAAGTTTGTTTTCAAAGTTCAACGCCCGGTTCTTTGCTGACAAGTTGGAAAAGCCCGTGATCACCGTTTCCCCGGATCACACCCGTGGGGCTTATGGATGGTGTACTGGCTGGAAGGCTTGGAAGGCCGGGGAAGATGAAAGCCACTATGAAATCAATCTGTGCGCCGAATACCTGAACCGCCCCTTTGAAGAAACCTGTGGAACCCTAATCCATGAAATGGTTCATCTTCAAAACCTTCAGGATGGTATTCAGGACACTTCCCGATCTGGCACCTATCACAATAAGAAGTTCAAGGAAACTGCTGAAGCCCACGGCCTGACGGTGGAAAAGGGCGAAAAGTACGGATGGCATAAAACCGCACTTGCCCCGGAAGCCCTTGAATTTGTTCAGAGCCTTGGGAAGAAAGGTTTCACCCTTGTTCGGCCCCGGCCTTTAGGCTTGAAGGGTTCCAGCAAGGGGGGGGGATCAAGTTCCCGGAAGTATGTTTGTCCCTGTTGCGGAACCATTATCCGGGCCACCAAAGAGGTTCATGTGATCTGTGCTGAATGTGATGTTGAATTTCAGGAGGAATGTTAGATGAATGTGAAGCTGACCAAGCGGAAGGCTTGGGAACTGATCAGCCGGATTCACCCCCGGTTGAACATCAAGCAGGAAGCCACCCCGCCTGATGTGGCGATTTTCACGGCTTACACCGGCCCTGAAGGGCTGGAAATCCGGTGTGAAAATGATTGGTTCAATCACAATGGCCGGATCAAGCTGACCATTTCCAATGTGGACGGGGGAACCCCCATTGTCCGCTATTACCACCCTGATACCCTGAACCGGGATCATGTGGCGGAAGATGCTGAAAAAGAAGCCGATGCCAAGCAAGCCCGTAAAGAATGGGTTTGGGCTATGGGTAAGGAAATGGCCCATAAGCTGGTTGATCAGTATTGGGGAAACTGAATTCCCGTTTTTAAGGAGGTTATCACCATGAACACCACTTTTGCAGAGCGTTTGAAGAACGCAATGGAACAGGCTGATATGAGCCAAGCGGAACTTTCCCTTCAATCCGGGGCTTCCAAGGCCGCAATCAGTCAGTATCTTTCGGGGAAGAACACCCCCGGCCCGGAGCGGGTGAAGGCTTTGGCTGATGCCACCGGCACAACCTTTGATTTCCTGATGGGGTACGGCGGCGCACCGGCCAAGGATGCCCCGCCCCCGGTTAAGAAGATCAGCGTGAAGGAAGCGGCCCGGTGTATGGGCAAATCTGATCAGTTTGTCAGGATTGGCCTTCAGCGTGGCCTTCTGCCTTTCGGTAATGCCGTTCCCGGCACCGGGAACAACTGGAACTATTACATTAACCCCACCAAATTCAGGGAGTATGTGGGCGCTGAAGCGTTTAACAGCTTCTTTGGCTTGACTGCCTGACAGATTGGGGGGGGGAATAAGTGAAACCAGCGAAAAACGAGGTGGGCGGCGGTGTGCGGTTGCCTAAATCGTTCTATGAACGCCCCCTTACCCCGAAAGAAGCCCAATTTGCCACGGACAACATCAATATTGTTTGGTGGTATTTAGACCAACAGGGCCTTGACCGGGCGGAATGGTTTGATGTGGTGATCTTCCGGTATCTGATCAGCGTGAAGCGGTGGTTCGCCCTTCCTGATTTGCAAAAAGTGAAGTTTGTCACTGTGGCCTGTAATGCTATGCGGTCAGCCATTGGGAATGCACGGCGCAAGAGCGCCAAAGAACCCCAAACTGTTAGCCTGTATGAGCCTATCCCCGGAACTGAAGATCTGTTGTATATCGACACGATAGCGGCCCCGGAAATTTTGTAAGAAGGTGAAGTAATGGAAATTAAATATAATGTTCAGGCCCCGCCCAAGAAAGCCTTCAACGGTGGAGCCAAGAGCGAGGAAGTCAAAGCCATTGAAGATTTCCTGACCAGCGGGAACGCAAAGAATATGTGCTTTGAGTATGGCACCGAGAAAGAAGCTAAAACCAAACTTTCCACGGTTTCTTCCCATAAGCGCAAGTGGAATGAGAAGAACCCCAAGAAGTATGACGCTTACCGGGTGGGCAACTGCATTTACATTGTCCGCCTGACTGGAAAGAAAGGATGATAAAGATGTTGCAAATCGGAATGACCGTGAAGGTGCTTCCTGATGCGGAGTACGGCGGCAAATATACCGGGTGTGTTGGTGTAGTGAAGAACTACTATTCCAGCAAGAAAAAGGCCGGTGTGGAGTTGGAAAAGGTTCAGAATGACGCAAGTTCCAAGGGCCTGTTTTGGTTTTCGGAAGATAAGCTGGCACCGGCCAATGATTTCTTGGGAAGCGTTTCAAAAATAATGAATGCTATGAATTGTCGGTGCAGTTTCCCCCTTCACCATACCGGCGTTCCCCCTGTGAAGAAGGTGATCTTCAGTGGCCCCAAAACTATTGTGCTGTGGGCAGATGGCACCAAAACCATTGTTTCCTGTGGCGCTGGTGATACATACGACTACTACGCCGGGTTCTGTGCCGCTGTGGTGAAGAAGCTGTTTGGTTCTACCACCCACGCCAAGAAGGTTTTGGGTGAAGTGGTTCAGGTGAAATGATCACGCTATTTCAACACCAGCAACAGGCCCTTGACCTGACGGAAGGCCACAACCGATGCGCCTATTACCTTGATATGGGACTTGGGAAAACTTTTGTCGGTTCAGAAAAAGCCCTGACCCTAAATAGCCGGGTAAACCTGTTGATCTGCCAATGTTCCAAGGTTTCTGATTGGATAGATCACATGGTTGAGAACTACGCCATGAACCATTGTTGGATGATTTATGACCTGACCAATAAGAAGGAATTTGATTGGTTTATGGCGGCGGTTGCTGAAACCGACAACCCAACCCGGATTTGCGGCGTGATCAACTATGAACTGACCTTCAGGCGTAAGATTTTGAAAACCCTTTCCGGGTTTACGCTGATGCTTGATGAAAGTTCCTTGATCCAGAATGAGAACGCCAAGCGGTCAAAGTTCATTCTTGGGCTGAACCCTGATAATGTGATCCTTCTGTCTGGTACGCCCACGGGCGGCAAGTATGAAAAGCTGTGGAGCCAATGCCGCCTTTTGGGATGGAACATATCAAAGGAACTGTTCTGGAAGCAGTACATTGAAACGGAATGGGTTGAAGATGATGGGTTTTGGCGGAAGCGGATTACCGGATATAAGAATGTTGATCGGCTGAAAAATAAGCTGGCTGAACATGGGGCTGTTTTCATGACCACTGACGATGCCGGGATTGACCTTCCTGAAAAGAATATGATCCAAGTGAAAACCCGGCCTTCCCCCCTTTATTGGCAGTTCTGGCGGGAACGGGTTGTAAGTATCAACAGCGAAACCCTTCAAAAGTTTGAATTGGATTCTGATTTTTGGGGTTCCAATGAAAGCTATGAACGGGAACTGATTGGGGATACCAGCCTAACCCGCCGCCTGTATGCCCGTCAGCTTTGCGGCCTATATAATCCATACCGGTATGAAGCCTTCCGGGATTTGGTGAACAGTACGGAAGATCGGTTGATTGTGTTCTATAACTTCACGGAAGAAATGGAGCGCATGAAAAGGATTGTACAGGGTATGAACCGTCCGGTTTCTATCCTGTCCGGTGAAGTAAAAGATTTGGGAGCCTATAACTTCCATTCTAATTCTGTAACTTTCATTCAGTATCAGGCCGGTGCAATGGGCGGCAACTTCCAGCTTGCCAACAAAATCATTTATTTCAGCGTTCCCCAAGGTTCGGAACTGTGGGAGCAATCCCAAAAGCGTATTCACCGCCTTGGTCAAGAAAGGCCCTGTTTCTATTACCTGATGATCTGTCCGGGAACGGTTGAAGAAGATATTCTTGGAGCCTTAAAACAGCGCAGAGATTACACGGATGAATTGTTCCGCAAGTATGAAGGAAGAAGGCGAAAGACGATGATTGATTTAACCGGAAAACGCTTTGGAAATCTGTTGGTTCTTTCCAGAGCAGAAAGCCCCAACAAACAAGCGGCTTGGCTTTGCCGTTGCGATTGCGGCAATGAAACCGTGGTTCTTGGTTGGAACTTACGATCAGGCCACACGATTTCTTGTGGATGCGTTCACAAAACCGCCTTGAAGAACGGCTTGCGTTCTACCCACGGAATGATTCATTCCCGCCTATATGGGATTTGGGAGGATATGAAAAGTCGCTGTTTCAACCCCAATACTCCACAATTCAAGTATTACGGTTCCCGTGGAATTATCGTCTGCCCGGAATGGAAGAACGATTTCCAAGCCTTCCACGATTGGGCCATGTCGCACGGTTATTCCGATGAACTGACCATTGATCGGATAGACAATGACAAAGGCTATTCCCCTGATAACTGCCGATGGGCAACCGCTGAAGAACAAAACCGAAATAGAAGGTGCGTCAAATGAACTATTCAGAAAGTATGAGCAAGCGGCAACAGCGCCGCAAAGCCCGTGATCAATGGTTCAGGCGGATGTTCCTTGTGGCCCTTCTGATGGGCCTTGCAATGGGCTTCGTATTTGGGCGCTGTTCCGCAATCGTCAGAGAACCCGCCCCGGATGCCACCATTGAACAGGATCAGCTTACCGCCGTGATCCCGGATGTGACCTTGGAGCCGGTAGAAACCCCGCTGGTGGAAGAATCCGTCGAACCTGAACCGGTGCTGTTGGGCAGTTTTAGAGTTACCGCCTATTGTTCCTGTGAAAAGTGTTGCGGCGAATGGGCCAAGAACCGGCCCAACGGCATTGTGTATGGTGCCGCTGGTGTGGAACTGAAGGCCGGTGTTTCCTGTGCTTCCCCGCTTCCCTTGGGAACCGTGGTGGAAGTGGAAGGCTTGGGTGAATACATCGTTCAGGATCGCCCCGCCCAATGGGTGATTGACAAATACGGTGAAAACCAGATCGACATTTATTTTGACAACCATGAAGCCGCTTCCGCCTTCGGCCTGAAGCAGTTGAATGTTTATCTGAAAGGAGAACCAGAAAAATGATCAAATGTGAAAACGCTTGCCCTCGTGGAAAATTTGATGGGTGTTGTCACAAATGCCCGGATTTCCACACTTGTCCTGATTCCTGTCAGGAAAACCCGAACGCCTGTGGTTCGGCCACCTTCGATGACGAAACGGCCCTTCAGGAGTTCAAGAACACCCAGCTTGCCACCCTGAACGCCATTGCTTCCCTGACCGCCCACAAGAAGGCCATTGAGGATCAGGAAAAGGAAATGAAGGCCAAGCTGTATGAAGCAATGGTGAAGTTCGGCGTGGATAAGTTTGAATCCGATGTTCTGAACCTTACCCTTGTGAAGCCCACCAATGCCACCAGCATTGATTCCACCAAGCTGAAGAAGAAATACCCGGACATTGCTTCCGAGTGTTCCAAGACCACCGCCAAGGCCGGTTATGTGAAGATCATCCTGAAGGGCGGTGGGCAGTAATGGAAGGTTTGACCCCGAAAGAAGCTGACGCTTGGGCAAGTGAAATGACCCGCATTGTTGGTGGCACCATTCATGAACTGATTGCGGCGGCTGATAAACACAATATTGACCGTGATTTCGCTGTTCAGTATTATTCCGATCTGTTTTCGGCTATGGCAAGTGTGGCAACTTTTGAACATTATGAAATGGATGGTGGGGCCGATGGCAAGGGATGAAGTGTGGGATGCCCTGAAAAATCATGCCAAACAGGTTCATTCAGAACGGGTTGCAAAGAACCCCGACCGGATCGCTTATGCTATCCAGCAATTTGAAGCCCACGGGATTGAATACCAGTTGAAGAACCGGCAGACCGGCCACTTCCATTGCTGGCGGAAGTCTGATGATAAACTATTCCAGTTTTACGCTGGCACCGGCAAGATTCAGGGCCTTCAGACCCGTGGAATTCACAACCTGATCAAGATATTGGAGGGGTGAGCCTATGCAAGATGAAATT